GCCCAGCTGGCGGCTCAGGATGATCCCGGCCGTATCGCGCTCGTGCAACCTTTGCATGATGACGATGATCGCCGAGTCCTGGTTGTTCACACGGGACGGAACGGCCTCTAGGAAGGTCTGCTCCGCAGCGGAGAGCGCGGCTTCTGAAAAGGCGTCGTCTACGCTCAGCGGGTCGTCGATGATGATGCGATCGCCTCGAGAGCCAGTGAGGCTTCGGAAAGCCATAGACTCACGAAAGCCAGTAGCCGTGTTTTCGAACTTCTTCTTTGCGTTCTGGTCGCCGCACAGTTCGACGCTCCATCGCTCCTGATACCAATCGGAGGAGATCAAGCGTCGACACTTCAGGTTGTCTCGGATTGCGAGGTCTTCCTTATGCGCAGTTGTCAGATATCGCAGAGAAGGATTTCCGCCTGCGCCCCATTCCCAAGCAGGAAAGAAGACGCCAGTGAGCAGTGATTTCATCATGCCCGGCGGAACGTTCATCAGAAGGCGCTTGATCTGGCCGTTATGCACTGCCTCGAGATGCTCGCACATTGCATCGAGCGCCCACCCCCACTTGATCGGTGTAGCAGGCTCGAGCACGTGCCATGCCATCTTGCAGAACTCGGACAGGCTGCGCCGCGCAATCTCCTGATCAAGTTCGATCAGTGTCGGGAGTCTCGTCATACAGCAACTCTCTTGCGGCCTTGAGCTTTTCCATGTCGATCGTGGAAAGATCAGGCGTGTCGCTCTGAATCTTCACGGTCTTGCGATCGCCGTAGCGCGAATCATCACGCCACGAAATCTGGCGAGCCTTCTCCTGCATCAGCACCTTGAAGGCTTCAACAGTTCCCTTCGGAAAGTCATCGCCGTTCAGCAATCGCGTCTGCAGTTCATTGTTCAAATTTGCTTGAAGCTCAAGCAATTCATCGTTGAACTTCTCGGCGCTTGCTTCGCGCGCGCGCGCGGACTGAATGCAAAACTCTGGATTGGTGTCTTTCCATCTGCGAAGAGTTACCGCATCCGGCATGCCAGGCATCTTGCAAATCTGACGCTCTGACTTGCCTTCACGAATCAAATCACAGATTCTCTCCGCAAGCTCCGGCGTATAGGTTGATGGTCTTCCGCCCTTGGAGGCGTTCGGTTTTGATGCCATAGCACCTCCTTTTCTTTTGTGGAACTTCAGGCATCGTCCTACCCCAAAAAGAAAAGGGCCTCTCCGGAGAGAAGCCCTTGTGCTCAGGACCCGGAACCAGTGAAGCAAAGTGAAAAGCTGGTTCGGTCCTGGTTTGATTTTAGGCAATCGACAGCTGAAGCCTATGGCCGAGTGACCGAAGAGTGGCCTCAATACGGTCGATCTTCGTAGGATGGCGAACGTCGAGAATCCGCGTCACTTCAGGAAGCTTCAGTTCGGCCTTCTTAGCGAGTTCGACGCGAGAAACACCATCGCGCGCCATCGCATTTGAAAGCAGAATTTTTGCAACCTGATTTGCGCTCAGATGAACAACATATTCACCGGGAAGCGCAGGTGACGCCTCCGGAATAAGTTCTCCATCTTTAATACGGAACTCGACACAATCCTCGACGGCATAACGGGCCCAATTTTCAAGAGGCTCGCCATCCACGGAATATGACAGAAGTTCGGGCAGATCCCGGCAACGAACAATCTCAGTGCCGTCCTTAAGCTTTTCAAAGCGGCATGGAAAATCGAAATTTGACATTTGTCAGACATACGATCATGCAGCAAGCCCCGCCGGCTAAGGCGGGGGTGTGTTTTATTTCTTAGAGACTTCCTTCAGGCCAAGATCGCGAATGATGTCCTTGCGGATACTTTCATTCATCTCTGCGCCGGGGTGTCGAGGCATGGTTTGCGTTTTTGGGTTCCCCGGGACTCTCAGGCGAAGGTGTCTGGTTCCGTGGGTGACCTCAACGCCTCTCGACTTAAGCCACCGAAGAAATTCACTTTGCTTCATGATCTCCTCTATTGGTTGAACACGTGAATATTCTACCATGAGGTTAGCATTTTTGCAAATGTTATGTATTTCGACGCTACTTATTCCGGCATCAAAAAAGCCCGGTCATCTCTGACTGGGCTTACGTTTCTTTCGGGTGCAAAAAGGCTGCCCCGTGGCAAAACTCTCGAAATCGCAATGGAAGTCGGCTAAAAATTGTATGTTCAGTATATATACCTCAACCATCGTTGTCAAAGTACGTTTTGATGATTCTCTGGAACTTCTGACACACGCCATCAAATGCACGCAAGAAACCGCGATACGTCACGCGGAGTTCCCTAGCGCACAAACCGACGTGCCTCCCTTCTCCATAGACCATTTGAAGCACGCGCTTTTCCTGTGGAGTTAGCCAGGGTCCCCCATAGGCAGCAGATAGCTTTTCCGCATCAGCCATATCAGCACTCGAGATTGGAGGTTCGTTCCGGTACTCCTCAATAGCTGGAGGGCCATACTTCAGGCGGAGTTCGTTTAATACCTGAGCTGTCGGCGAAGGTAATGATTTCCTGCGAGCTCGAATGCACCGACTCCAGTTTTGCAAGCGTTTGGAGAATATCGGATCGATCATGAAAGCTCCTCGATGTAGACGGTGACGGATGGGAACTCTGCGTACGTTTTGGCAGCAGAGACCTCAACGACTTGAGCGTCATCCTTCCACGCGATGCCGTTGAGTCCATCGCAGATGATTTTGATGATGTTGTCCATATCCGGCTTCTTGGCAGGTCGTTCGCAGCCCTGCAGGCATGCTGCGCGGCGTTTCTGCGAGTACGAAGCAGGCACAGGGAAAGCAGCGAGGATAGAAATCTTGACTGCCCCGCGCATGATGTCTCGGTTGCACATCGCATACTTGCCAAGAACGGCTACACGGGCCTCGTAGCGACGGGTTTCATCGGGCGTATAGGCGTGGCCGGTGCGAGAGAAGCGCGGACGTTCCTTGCCCTGAGGCGTACCGGGAATGTTGAGCTTAACCACGGACCTTTCTCTCCTCTCGAGTGCGTTCTTCATACTTCGTAAAGCCGGCTGGGCTCCATGCTTTGATCTGATCGAGTTTGAACGTCAGCCCATAGAGGTCAGCGAAGATCGTAAAGCCGCGTCGTTCGCCGTAGAAGCGATCCCAGGCACCTTCTTTTAGGACGAAGAAGAGCGCGGCACCTTCAGGCGGATAGGTGGAGATGTCGTCGATGTCCACCTCAGTGAAAGTGAAAGGCGGGCGCTTCGGCGTGTGTTCCTTGGAAGGCGGATCGATGGACATGAGACGGGTGACTT